GCCGGCTGACAACGCCGCCCGGATCGAGTCGGTCAAATCACATGGCCCAGGCTTGATTGACGAAATTGAAGCCATTGAAACAGTCAAGGAATTTGAGCATCTGCTGCGGTATGTAGCCGGGCTCAGTAAAGGGGCCGCCAAGTCGCTGACGGCCCGCGCATTCGATTTGTTTGGTCCTGCGGGCGCAGGCGCAAGCGAACAGAAGGCGATCCAAGCAGCAACTGATCGCATCTTGCGACTCACGCGCAACTAAGCGTAAACCGCAGCATTTTTTTAACCCCTGAAAGGACTCCATCATGAGTGACGTTATCCTCAAAGCCCTCGAATCCGTCGAGGCAAAACTCCTGTCCATGTCTACCAAGGCAGACGGCGAAGCCGCAACCGTTGGCAAAATCTCTGCCGACACCAAAACTGCGCTTGACGCCATCGGTGTCCAGCAGCGCGAGCTGGCTGACCGCCTGCTGTCCATCGAGCAAAAAGGCACCCAGCCGCCCGAGACCAAAGAAATCAGCACCTGGGGCGCCCAGCTGATCAAAAACGCCCGTTATGCGGACTTTGCCGGTGGCAACCTGAACAAACTGCGCGTCGAAGTCAAAAACACGCTGGTCGGCTCGGACACCAACGTGGCCCCGGACCGCAAACCCGCCGTCGTTTCTGGCGCCGTTCTGCCGTTCAGCATGGAGGCACTGATTCCCAGCACGCCAACCAGCTCCAACGCCATCGAGTTCACCCGCGAGGCCTCGTTCACCAACAGCGCTGCCGAAGCGGCTGAAGGCGCAGCCAAAGGCGAGTCTGCACTCACCTGGTCGCTAGTCAACATGCCGGTCAGCACAGTGGCCCACTGGATCAAGATCAGCAAACAGCTCGCTGCTGACGCACCGGCTCTGGCCGCGTATGTCAACACCCGCATGCGCTATGGTGTGAACCAAAAGGTGGACACGCAGTTGGTGGTCGGTAACGGTGTGGCCCCCAACATCTCGGGCACTTACGATGCGGGTAACTTTACCGCCCACGGTTATGCCGACGTTGCCCTGGCCGCAATCAGCGCCACGCTGAAAAAGTACGTCTTGATCCGCAAGGTGATTGCCGACCTTTACTCTGCTGGCTACCCGGCTGACGCGATTGTGTTGAACCCCGCTGACTGGGCCACGATGGAGATTGAATCCTTCACCGTCGCGTCCAACATGATCCGCATCAGCATCAACGCTGCCGGTCAGCAAACCCTGTTTGGTCTGCCTGTGATCCAGGCCATCGGTATGGCTGCCGACACCTTCCAGGTGGGCCGCTTCTCTGAGGCTTACATGATCCACAACCGCGAAGGCGTGGTGGTCGAAATGTCTGACAGCGACAGCGACAACTTCACCAAGAACCTGATCACGCTGCGTGCCGAGCGCCGCCTGGCACTGGCCACTGAGAAGCCTGCCGCCGTGCGCGGTGGCGACCTCACCCCGGCGTGATAGTTTGACAACTGAAAAGGCTCACCTCGGTGGGCCTTTTTGTTTGGAGGAACTTATGCAAGTCGAAATCAAATTCAAGCGCACCGGGTCCAACAGCGTCTACGGGTCGTTCCAGGCGGGCGACATTATGCGCTGCGCCCCCGCCCTGGCCGCGCACTACGTCAGCGAAGGCCTGGCCAAGTACGTCGAGCCGCTCGTAGAACCCGTGGCGCCGCCTGCCCAGCAAGCTCTCAAGCGCCCGCGCAAAGCAAAGCACTAAATGGCACTCAAACTCATCATCACCGCCGCCGCCATGGCCGTCAGCCTGGTCGAAGCCAAGGCGCACTTGCGCGTGACCGTCAGCGATGATGACGCCCTGATCACTGCGCTCATCACCGCCGCCACCGAAACCGCCGAGCAGCACACCGGCCGCGCCATCATGCCGCAAACCTGGGAGCTGTCACTCGACGCCTTCCCGGAAACCTTCGAGCTGACGCGCCTGCCCGTGGCCAGCGTCACCAGCCTCAAGTACTACGACGGCGCTGGTGTGTTGACCACCCTGGACGGTGCCGCCTACGCGCTCAATGCTGCTGACGACTTTGGCCCCGCCTTTGTGGTGCCCGCCTACGCCACCAGCTGGCCCACCACGCGCGACCAGGTCAACGCTGTGGCCCTGCGCTTTATCGCTGGATATGCCAATGCGGCTGCCGTGCCTGAGCCCATTAAGGCCTGGATCAAGCTGCAAGTTGGCGCCATGTACGAAAACCGCGAGTCCGAGGCCACTGGGCAAACGCACCCGCTCGGCTTTGCCGACACTCTGCTTGACCGCTACAAGGTGTATGCATGAAAGCCGGTAAATTGCGCGAGCGCATCACCATTCAGCAGCCAGCCACTGGGCAAAACGCCTATGGTGAGCCCAACACGGGCTGGACGGATGTGGTGACCTCGCTGCCAGCAGATGTACTTGATCTGTCCGGGCGCGAATACTTGGCCGCTGCCGCCACACAAAACGCGGTGCAGACCAAAATCACCATCCGCTACCTGGCAGGCCTTACCGCTGCCATGCGTGTGGTGCATGGTGCTGACCTGTACAACATCAAAGCAGTCCTGGCGCAAGGAAAAACCGCCATCATGCTCATGTGCAGCCGAGGGGTGAATGATGGCTGAGCAATTCATCCAGCTCACCGGCTTCAAAGAGCTGGCCAGCGCCCTGCGCGAGTTGCCGCAAAAGGTGGCCCGCAATGCCCTGCGCGCCGCCGTCAATGCCGGTGCCAGCGAGATCAAGAAACAAGTGCGTGCCAATGCGCCCGTGGCCACCGGCCTGCTGAAAAAGAACATCTACCAAAAACAGATCCGAGAAGCCTCTGGCCCCTACCAGCAAACCTTTGCCGTGGGGGTGCGCCAGGGCCGTGCCCGCAACAAGGACGGCAGTAAAAAAGAGCTGCCTTTTTACTGGCGCTTCATGGAATTCGGCACCAGCAAGCTGCCCGCCGCGCCGTTCCTGCGCCCGGCGTTTGAGGCCAAAAAAGAAGATGCCGTGAAACGCATTGCCGAGAAGTTGGACGAACGCATCCAGAAATATGCCACGGAGCTTGCCAGAAAATGAGCCTGCAAACTGACCTGTTCACCCTGCTGACCGGCCTGTTTTCGGCGCGTGTTTACCCCAGCGTTGGGCCTGAGTTTTCGGTCACGCCCTACGCGGTGTACAGCCGTGTGTCGGCCACCGAGCAAAGCAGCCTCGACACCAATGGCGGCACCGGCAACGCCAGCAACACCCGCCTGCAGATCGACGTGTACGCCAGCACCTACAGCGCCGCCCAAAGCAGCGCCGCAGCCGTCAAGGCCGCGCTGAAAGGCTGGGCGGTTGAAAACGTGATGCAAGACGAACAAGACTTTTATGAACCCGACACCAAGCTGCACCGCGTGATGCTAGACGTGTCCACCTGGCACCTGTAACCCTTCCCCAACCCGCCCGCTCTGCGGGTTTTTTACTTCAAAAGGACTTCACCATGTCTGGAATCTCCGCACAAGGCAGCTTGCTGCACATCGCCACCGGCACCGGTGGTGCCAAAACCATCACCGCCATCACGGTCGGCAACCCCGCCATCGTCACCAGCGCCGCCCACGGCCTGGCCGACGGCGACGTGGTCACCATTGCCGCCGTGGCCGGCACCATGAGCACCACGCTCAACAGCACCAGCCGCGTCATCAGCAACGTCACAGCCAACACCTTCGCGCTGCTCGACTTCGACAGCACCGGCCTCACCTACACCAGCGGCGGCACGGCCACGCCCGTGACCTACACCAAGGTCAACGGCGTGCTGAGCTTTTCCGGCATGGACGGCGCCGCCAGCGACCTGGACGTGACCGACCTCGACAGCACCGCCATGGAATACATCAGCGGCCTGGTCGATGAGGGCAAGTTCAGCTTTGAGGCCAAACGCATTGCCGCCGACAACGGCCAGATCGCCCTGATCGCCGCCCGCAACAGCGGCGCCGTGACCGGCCTCAAGCTCACCCTGCCCGATGCCGCCGTGGCCACCTTCAACGTGCTGGTCAAGACCGTGCCCACCGCTGGCGGCGTCAATGCCGTGCTCAAGGGCAGCTACGACTGCAAGATCACCGGCCCGGTGGTGTGGAGCTAAACCAGCATGACGCTACTCTCCAAAAGCGCCATCCTGGCGGCTGCCGACCTCAAGCACGAGGACGTGCCTGTGCCCGCCTGGGGCGGCACGGTGCGCATCCGCACCATGACCGGCACCGAGCGCGATGAATTCCGTGCCAGCATTGCCGCCGCAGAGGGCGAGGCCGGTGTGCCCATTGGCAAGTTCAGTGCCGCGCTGCTGGTGGCCGCTTGCGTGGACGAATCAGGCGCGCGCCTGTTTACAGCAGGCGACATGGCCGCCCTGCAGGCCAAAGCCGCTGCCAGCCTGGATGCCCCAGCCGCCGTGGCCATGCGCCTCAACGGCCTGGGCGCCGGTGCTGTGGAGGCTGCCGAAAAAAACTCCGTGAGCGGCCAGAGCGCAGATTCTGGTTCCGGCTCGCCAAAGAGCTAGGCAAGTCGGTCAGGCAGGCCCAGCTGGAAATCAGCAGCGCAGAGTTCACTGAATGGCTGGCCTACTACCAGCTCGAGCCATTTGGCGAACAGATCGCAGACATGCGCCACGGGGTGGCCACCGCGCTGCTGGCCAACGCCCACCGCAACGCCGAAAACAGGCCCGACCCCTACAAGCCCGAGGACTTTGTGCCGTGGTCAAGGCGCGAAGCGGCAGAGAAGGAGCCGGTTGAATTGGATGACCCGGTGGCGCATAGCAACCTGATGCGCGCCGCGTTGTTTGGCATTGCGCCCAAAGTAGTGGCATGATGACCACCTGAACAACAACAGGGGGAAATCATGAAAAAATTTATCTTGGCCGTGGCTGCGGTGTCTGTTTTGGCTGGGTGTGTCACCATGCCGCCAGAACAGATGCCCATCACCACCGAGCAGCGTGAGTTTATTTACGAATACGCCGCGCCGACCAAGTCAAAAAAGGAACTGTTTGCAGCAGCTCGCAATTACTTTGCGGTGTCTTACGGCAACAGCAAGGAAGTCAGCCGGCTTGAAGACGAAGAGCAGGGCACCATCATCGGCAAAGCCATTGCCAGTTGGAGCTTGACCATTGATGGCCTGCTGCTGACGTCCATCCCGTGCGCGTCGAACTACAGCATCATTTATGTGGCAAAAGACGGCAAGGCAAGACTGCAACTTGGACTGACCGAAGGCGTGGCCTACCCGATGACCTGCGGCTGGTCCTTGCCCCCCAAGCGGGATTACCCGCAGATTGTTCAGCACTTCAAAAGAATTTCAGAAGGGCTTGGTAATTCGATCGAAGGCAACTCGGCCGTCGACAAATTGAAGAATTTCTAAGTTCAACAGATCGGCCCGCAAACGCGGGTTTTTATCTCAAGGCTCACGCTGACCCGTGGGCCTTTTTTTATGGGTAAATCATGGCCACACTAGGTTCTCTTGTTGTCTCGCTGGAAGCCAACAGCGCCAAATTCACGTCTGACATGGGCAAAGCCGCCTACCAGACAGAGCAGTCAATGCGCAAAATGCAGCGCGATGCCGAGATGGTGGGCAAGGCATTTGGCGTGATGTCGGTTGCTGTTGCGGGCTCGCTGGTCGTCATGGTCAAGTCGTCGCTCAACGCCATGGACAGCATGAGCAAGATGGCGCAGAAAACCGGCGTGGCGGTGGAGCAGCTATCGGCCATGGCCTATGCCGCCGGGCTGTCGGGCGTCAGCACCGAGTCGCTGGGCTCGGCCATGGTCAAAATGTCCAAGGGCATGAGCGATGCCAGCATGGGCATTGGCGAGGCCATCAAGGGTTATGCCGCTTTGGGCATCAACGTCAAAAACACCGACGGCACGCTCAAGGACAACGACCGGCTGATCAGCGAGCTGGCGGCCAAGTTTGCCAGCTTCGAGGACGGCGCCAACAAGACCGCGCTGGCCGTGGCCATCTTTGGCAAAACCGGGGCCGACCTGATCCCGCTGCTCAACAGCGGCGCCGATGGCATCAAGACCCTGACCGATGAGGCCCAGCGCATGGGCCTGGTGATGGACACCGAAACATCAAGGGCGGCCGAGCAGTTCAACGACGACATGAGCCGCCTGGCGCAAACACAAACCGCATTTGCCAACGCGGTCACCACCGCGGTGCTGCCGGTGCTGCAGGCCATTGCCACCGAGATGCTGGGGGCCAGCGACCAGGCCACCACCTTCAGCACCGCCGGCGCCGCTGTGCGCACCGTTCTGGAGACCTTTGTGGTGGTGGGCAGCGAGGTGGCGTTTGTGTTCAGGGGCGTGGGCACCGAGATCGGTGGCATCGCCGCCCAGCTGGCCGCCCTGGCGCGCGGCGACTTCAAGGGCTTCAGCGCCATCAGCGACGCCATGCGCGCCGACGCGGCCAAGGCGCGGCTGGAGCAAGACGCCTTCCTGGCGAGCATCATGAACCCGCAAGCGGCAGGCGCCGGCGGCGGCCGTGGCAGTGTCAACCCGGCCTTTGCCATCCCATTGCAAAGCGCCCCGGCGCTGGCCGGCAAGGCGCCAACGGGCGCGCCCAAGCTCACCGACGCCCAAAAGATCGAGCAAGATGCGCAGCGCTTTGTCGCCAAGCTCAAGGAGCAGGCCGAAACCTTTGGCAAGTCGGACCTTGAGGCGCTGCAGTACCAGCTCACGCTGAGCAAATTCCCGCAAATCTACAAAGACCAGGCCATCGCCTGGCAGCAAAGCCTGGACACGCAAAAAGCCGCCGCAGATGAGCTGAAAGCCTTCGACGAGGCCACCAAACAATTCATGGCCGAGCGCGATCGCGGCACGCAGCGCAACACGGCCAACGTCGAGGCCATCCGCATCGGCCTCATGAGCGAGGCCGAGCAGCAGCTGCTGGCGCATGAATTGATTCTGGAAGAACTGCAAACCTTTCACGACGCCAAGTTTGAAAACGTGGCGCTGGCAAACCAGCTGATTGAAGAAGAAAACGCCCGCCACAAGCAGTCCCAGCTTGATCTGCAAATGCAAACCGACATGAACATGGTGGACTTGATGGCCAGCTCAACCGGCCAGCTTTACGGCATGTTGAAACAAGCTGGCCTGGAGCAGACCGCAATCGGAAGAATGGCCTTTCTGGCCACCAAGGCGCTGGGTGTGGCGCAAATAATTTTGAGCACAGAGGTGGCTGCCGCCACCGCGCTCATGTTGCCGCCCATCGGCCTTGGACCTGTGGCGGGCATCCCATTTGCGTCCACCATCCGCGCCATGGGTTACGCCAGCGCCGGCATCACGGCTGGCCTGGCCATCGCCAGCGCCGAGGGCGGCTACGACATCCCCAGCGGCACCAACCCAGTCACGCAGCTGCACGAGCGCGAGATGGTGCTGCCCAAAAAGCAGGCCGACGTCATCCGGGGCCTGGCCAGCAATGGCGGATCTGGCGGCGCCA